CCGTGACCGAAACAGATAAGGCAAGGGGCGCTGTGTCCGGTAAAGTTAAGACATCGAGTAAGGTAGCGGGTGAGACATAATGGCAGCAATCGAAACGGGAGAATCCTATACTTCCACTTTTGTTCTAACGGACGTAAGCGGGAACTATATCGATGCTACGGTTACGCTCACCGTTACCTTGCCTAATCAGACAACCGCGACGCCAAGCATTACGCATGACAGCTTGGGTCACTACCACGTCGATTACACATTGGCGCTGGAAGGGTTGTATAAATTCCAGTGGACTTCAACTGGGCCGTCTACCTCTAAGACTGACTATGTTCCCGTTGTTTCATTCAGGTCTGTCGTAAGTATCGATGACGTTAAGGCGTTTATCAACTTCGGCAGTTCTACGTCCAACGAAAAGGAATCCTTGCTACGTCAGGTCATGATGGCAGTAACGGAAATGATTGAAGAAGTGGTAGGCACTTGTGTCATCCGAACCTTTACTAACGAAAGGGTTCCCGGCGGATATACCGCAATGGTATTGAAGCTGTCGCACGGGCCATTGCTTAGCGATACTTCGCTTACTTCACTCAGCTCCGTCAGAATTAACGGGCCTACGTGGACTCAGGCCAATAACGATTTCATTGTTTATCCAGATAGCGCCACGGTCGAGCTGCAATCTCAGCAGCCGTTCTATTACGGACCGTGGAAAGCAACCTACACAGCGGGGCGAGCGGTGATCTCACAGAAGATTCAGCTTGCCGCGCTTGAGATTTGCTACGATATGTGGTCCACTCAGCGGCCTTATGGTGCGGATCAGCTTGAGCCCGGACCTAACGAAACTGCTAACTGGGAAGTTCTGGTCAATACGTACAAGATCCCGCCGCACGCTATGGCGATGCTGTCGGGTGAGGAAAGGCCAGGGTTCCGCTAATGCCATCATTGCATTCTACGGCTATTGACGACGTAATTGTGTGGCTTGTTTCAACCCTTGATACGGCGCTAACCTATCCGGTATTTGACGGGCCTCCTACAAGTTTGCCTGATAGGGATCAAATTAAGTTTGTAGTAATCGGGGCAGAAACACCATTGGAAACTGGCGAGGAAGCTGCCCCGGTTAACGCCGCAAACATGAGTCAGGTTTACAAGGGCCTGGGCGGTAAAATTCGTGAAGAAGAAATGAATATCAACTGTGTGGCGGTTGGCAAGACCACCACAATTGCAGCGGCGAGAGCTTTGGCGGTAGGCGTTATTGACAACGTATCTACAAATCTTGGTTTTCATCCCGGCACACTCGATACCTGGAACGCTCTAGTTTCGGATGTTGTCGATACACGATCATTGAATGTACCTGGTGGCGCAGTGGTACAAATGCAATTCGTTATTACTGTTCGCGCCAATCTATCGTAAAGGATTTACATAATGCTAAAGCGTTATATCGGCCACCAGAGTCCGGTTTCGATCGTTCTCAACGGTGAAGATTTTGGGTATGTTGAAACTGGCGATTCAGTCGCGGTTCCTGACGACCTGGCTAACTCCCTTTCCTGGCCCGAAGCCAACTGGGAAGATGGTGCTGCTAAGTCCAGCACTAAGGGAACGACTGACACTAAGAATGATGGAAAGAGTGATAAGTAATGGCTACCGGATCAGGGCTTGATGCCCAGCTAGGTACAAAAACCGAAGTTACGGTCGGTACCGTTCTTGCACCCGACCACTTCTATACATTTAATAGCGCAGAACTGGCCTTTGACCCGACCTATCTGGACGGCGATGGCATTAGGGCAACTAAGACTTTCAAGTCTGTTAACCAGGTTGCTATTTCCCGAAAGGCTGCCTCGGGTAAGATCGAACTACCATTCATGTTTAAGGGAATGTCTTGGTGGATGCAGCATGTTCTAGGTAGCACTCAGGCACTAGCAGTCGTTCCCGCTGGTACTCTTGCCTTTGAAGCATACTTTACGCCGGGCGGTCTGCGCGGTAAGTCCTTCTCGGCCCAGCTTGGTAAGCCAGAACCTATTACGGGAACTGTCCAGCCGTTCAACTACAATGGCTGCAAGGTTACCGACTGGGAAATTGCTTTTGAGGATAATGCTAACACCTTGCTGTCGATGTCTGTTGACGCATGGAATGAAGCAACCACTCCTGCTCTTTCGGCGGCTACGTATATCGCGAATAACCAGTTGTTCAACTTTGGTCACGTATCCCTGTTTGAACTGGGCGGAACCTTTACCACTGCTGCGGGTAAGACTTCTGTAGCGAGCGCGACGCCGGTAACATCGGTAGTCAGTAAGCTTTCCCTCGCGGGTAAGAACACGCTGTCAACCGAGCGGTATGGATTGGGTAATGCGGGAATTAAGAAGGAACAATTCCAGGTAGACTTTACAGGTATTACCGGGACGTTTGAAGCTGAATACAACGAGTCAGAATTCCAGGCAGCTTTCCGGGCGGGTACTACTACCGGGATGCATATTAAGTGCGTGAGTCCTAACTTTATCGAGAGCGCTACTCCCTACACGCTGGAAATCCATATTCCGACCGTGAAGATTACTAAGGCACCGGCCACCGTTTCAGGTCCCGGTCTAGTATCTGTCTCGGGAGAATTCATGGTTTACGACCCTGACGACGGCAGCAACCCGCCTATTCAGATTCACATTATTAGCTCTGACACGACACTGTAAGGACGGGGGCAGTACGTAGTTGCTGCCCTCTAAGCACCAGAAAGGACTACGAGGTTATGCCTCTAGTAACAATCAGGGAATGCCTGAATTGCGAGATTGACCACGAATGGCTTTTTGAGTCGATGACTCTTAAAGAGCTGCGAGTGATTAAGAAGCTGACCGGAATGGGCCAGAGGGCCTTTGCCGAAGCTGGCGATGAGGGCGACCCTGAAGCTCTTGCGGCGCTGATCTACGTACTGCATAAGCGGGATAGGATTAACATTCCGTTTGATGATGTAGACCTGGACTTTACGAAGTTCACAATGGAGCCGACAGAACAGGAGCTTAAGGAACTGGCAGCCGTAGAAGAAGACGCGGATGAGGACCCAAAAGTAGAGAACGTGAATGGCCTCTAAAAAAGGGTGGGCTAGAAGCCCAGGTTCTGAGTTACGCGGCCGACATCTGGTCCATATTCGGAGTTAACATTCTGGATATCTGGGAGTTGCCCGCTAACGTCTTCTTCGGGATGACACAGCAGGTCGATCACCAGCGGAGAGAGGCGAAGAAAAAGTAATGAAATCTCTAGTAGAATACATTAAGGCTGGTGCGGAAGTTACCGCTAATGCCGCTCGCCTCTATGCCGGTGTCTGGTCTAAGCGAATGCCCCGCGCTACTCGCGTACACGTCGAGGGCAATAACGTGTCTGTGCAAACTGAAAGTCGTATTGCGCCACAGTCCCGCGCATTTCAGGGTGGCATTCGTCACCCGCTGAACTACCCTAGTCAGACTATGGGCGGGGAAAGGCACTGGGCATCTACGCCTAAGCGGCCTTACATGACGTGGGCTTGGCGCGATACAAAGCATGACATGGAAAAGCAAATGGCCAAATGGGCTGAAGATCTGGCGAAGGAGAAACTGGGATGAGCGAACAGGCTAACGTAGTTCTCCGCTTTTTCACGAAGGGAGATAATTCTGTCTCGGCTATTATGGACAAGATCTCTCTGAAAAAGAAGGAACTGTCCAAGCCTGTTACTGTCCCTATCGACGCCGATGGTAAGCCCGCCACGATCACTATGGATAAGATCAAGGCGGAAGCTGATGCGCTGAACAAGAGGCGTGCAGAATTCGCAATTGACGCTAACGACAACGCGGCTAAGGCCAAGCTTCTTGCTATTGACATGCGCCTTGACAAGCTTAACAAGTACCTGGCCCGACCAGGCGTTGAACTACAAGGGCTTGATAGTACGCTGCTAGGAATTTACCGAATTAACGCAGCACTAGATAAGGTCAACGGAAAGACATCTACCGCCACTGTCAAGGTTAAGACTGACAATGATTCCATCTCCCGATTTCTCGGCGGTGGTAAGGGCGGTAAGGGTGGCGGTGGCGCATTCTCTGGACCGTTCACAGGTATTAGCGGTGTCGGTGCTGGCGGTAGTGCTGCGGCGATCGAGGCTTTGACTAGCCCGGTCGGTGCTGGTGCTGCGGCTCTTGCCCTGCCATTTATTGGTACGGGTGTCGGTGGTGCTGCACTGGGTGCTCTCGGTACGGGCCTAGCAGGACTAGGAATTGCCGGTGGTCTAGGCGCTGGGCAGAGTAATCCGAAGGATGCTGCTGCGGCGAATGATACATTGCACGCCGCATCGCTCAGGGTTATTGCCGATCAGGCAAAACTTAATGCATTGCAGACTAGCGGAAAGGCTACAACTGCACAGCTAGCGTCGGCTCAGGCCGCGCTGGCAAGTGCCCGTGCGTCAAAGACTGGCGCTCAGGAAAAGGTTGCCGATCTCGGACCGCCTATGAGCAAGCAGACTCTTGCGGCTCAGGCAGCATTTAAGACTCTGGCCACTAACGCTAAGAAGAGTCTCCAAACTATCGGTGTGTCCTTTGCACCTGTGATGTCTACCATTTTCAAGGCTGCTAATGTAACCCTCGGGGCACTCACTCCTGTATTCGCTGCGGCAGAAAAGACTATCTCTGGACCATTCCAGCAGGTAGGCACAATTCTCGCAACCTCACTAGCTTCACCTTCTGTCGTAACGGCAGTTAAGGGGCTGGCCACATCGTTTGGTGAATTCCTCAAGGGATTCGCCCCGCAGATTCCCGGCATTGTTAACGCAATTGCTAACGGGATTAATGGAATGGCCACGGCCTTTACGGATCACCCTGGTTTGATTAAGGGAATGGGAAGCGTTCTCGCCTTCCTGCTTAAAATTCCTGGCTTTGTGGCGGGCGCGGTTGGTTCTCTGACTCGCGTTACCGCCTGGCTTATTGGCGGTCTGCCTCATGCGGTGTCGATTGGTCTTGATGCAGCACGCGGATTCTTCATCAACGTAGGCCATGATATCGAAGCCGTCTGGGATGGTGTTTGGAAAAATCTAAAGAGCGCTACCGACACGGGAGCAGGATTCCTTAGTTCTTTCTGGACTACTATCACCGGGCCTTTTAGGGCCGGTTACAATTTCGTAATCGGTATCTTTGAGAGCATCAAGAATTTCATCACTACGAATTTCGATGCGTGGTGGGCCGCAAACGGTGAAGCAGTTATTGCCGTTTGGAATGGCATCTGGATTAGGGTTAAGGAAATTGCCACAACTATTTGGAATGGTATCATACTCGCCGCGCAAGGGTTCTTTGGCGCACTTGCAATTATCTTCCAAACTGGGAAGACTATCATCCTCGGACTCTGGGGTGCTATCTGGCCTATTGTAAAGGCTATTTTCCAGGCAGCTTGGACTGTTATCACTACCGCCGCACAGGCCGGATGGGTGATTATCAAAACGGTTTTCCAGGTCGGATCGGCAGTAGTGCTGGCGATTTGGCAGGCTGCTTGGGCAGTTATTAAACTGGTTTTCCAGCAGGCATGGGCGCTAATCCGTACCGTTATGAAAATCGGATGGGATATTATCGTCGGCCTATTCACCACAGCTCTAAACCTCCTGACAGGACGTTGGGGTGCAGCGTGGAATAGCATCCGAAATATGTTCATTCAGATTTGGAATGCAATGCGGTCCTTCTTGCAGGGCACAATGACCCGAATGTGGAATACAATTGTGTCCGTTTGGAATACCGTAATTGCTTTCTTCCGTACAGTACCGGGTAAAATCCTGAATGCTATCGGCAGCCTTGCTACTTTGCTGCTACAGGTCGGCCGGAATGTTATCGGCGGTCTGTTCAACGGTATTAGGGATGCTCTTTCTAATGTCAAGGACTGGGTTAGCCGCAATATTTTCCACCCTATCCTCGACGCAGTTAAGAATTTGTTCGGAATTAGTTCGCCGTCAACGGTTATGGCTGGAATTGGTGGCCACCTTATTAGCGGTCTGATCAAGGGCTTGATTAGCAGTGATCCTCGTAAGTTTGTTACAAAGGTTTTCGGCAGCTTGCCAAAGGCGCTGGGTGCAATTGTTGGTAAGGGCTTGGTGGCTCTATCACACTTGCCCGCTAAGGCGATGAAGGTGCTTGGGACTCTGGGCGGAAAGATCGGCGGATTCTTTGCTAAGCTATTTGGTGGCGGTGGAGGCGGTGGCGTAGGTCAGTGGATGGGCGTTGTATTGCAGGCGCTCGCATTGAACGGACTTCCCGCGTCCCTTGCCGGTCAGGTATTGCGGCAGATTGCTACCGAATCTGGCGGAAATCCCAATGCCATTAACCTTACAGACATTAATGCTCAGCACGGAGATCCTTCGCGTGGTCTGTTGCAGACCATTGGTAGCACTTTTATGGCTTATCATGTGGCGGGAACTAGTAGTAATATATATGACCCGCTAGCCAATGTAGCTGCCGCTATCAATTATGCCCGTCACGTTTATGGCCCGACACTTATGAGTGGTTCTGGTGGCCTTGGTTCTGGTCACGGATATGCTATGGGAACAAGTGGAGCTGCAAGCGGATGGGCTGTTGTCGGTGAACGCGGACCTGAAATGGTTCTGTTCAACGGCGGCGAAACAGTTGTACCTAATGGCGGTATGACAGGATATGCTAAGGGAACGCCATCGGCGGAAATTAATGCCGGTGTTTCTTTGTATCTCAGGTACATTCATGGCGATCTGCTAACAGTTGCAAAACTGCACAGTTCTCAGATTACATTCTTGAAGGATATCTCCAAGTATTACAAGGGTTCGACTGCTAAGCGTCTTGACGATACTGTCAACAAGCAGACTAAGGCAATGATCGCGGCAGCAAATCAGCTATCGACATTGCAAAAGAACTTCGCTGCGGCACAGTCTTACGCGGGCACAGTCAAATCTAACGCTGTTGGATTTGCATCTCTGTCTAACGTAGACCTGAATTCTGGGCTGGGTATCGCAGGAGGTCTAAGCAATAAGCTGAGCAAGCTTAAGGCTTTCGCGGCTATGATCACCAAGCTTAAGAAGCGTGGTGTTAGCGCGGGGGTTATCCGGCAGATTATCGATATGGGACCTGACCAAGGTTATGCATATGCTGCTGCGCTTGTGGGCGCAACCAGTGCTACGATTTCTTCGGTTAATAAGACGGCTTCGGCTATTAATGCTACGGCCACAAGTCTTGGTAACACGGCAGCGTTTACCGTTTACGGTATTAACATTGCTAAGGGGCTTAAGTCGCAGGAAGCATCGCTTCACGCGCTTATGCGCCGACTAGGAAAGAGTCTCGCACACGAAGCAGTTAACTGGTTCCGAGTACCTAAGTCTAAGGTTCCTCATTTCGCTTCTGGAACATCTAGCGCGCCGTCCGGTTGGGCGGTCGTTGGTGAGAATGGACCCGAGCTGATTAACTTTGGAGGCGGGGAATCTGTTGTACCTGGCGGAAGTCTTAACGGACGTTCGGGCGGCAGTACCGTAATTGTGAATGTCAATGTACGTGGTGCACTCAGTACCGATCGGGAAATTTCTAAGGCTGTTTCTGATGGCCTAGCGAATCTCGAACGGCACGGCGGCAG